AGGACGTGCAGACCTCAGCCCCGGCCGATGTCGGGCAGACCTACGAGCCGTTCCAGTACCGCACGCTTTTGCAGGTCTCGGCCGCGCTCGGGCTGCCCTATGCGTATCTCTCGAACGACATGCTGAAGGCGAACTACTCGAATTCGCGGCTGGCGCTGCTCGAGTTCCGCCGTCGGGTCGAGGCCTATCAGCATGCCGTCATGGTCTGGCAGATCTGCCGGCGCGTCTGGGCGCGGTGGATGGACACCGCGGTCGTCGCCGGCGTGCTCGATCTTCCCGATTACGAGACGCGCCGCCGCGCGCTCATCGCCTGCGACTGGTTGCCGCCGAAGTGGGACTGGGTCGATCCGCTGAAGGATGCCCGCGCCGAGATCGAGCAGATCAATGCCGGCCTCAAGAGCCGCACCCAGGCGCTCGCCGAGCGCGGCTACGACGCCGACCAGGTCGATGCCGAGATCGCGGCCGACCGCGAGCGGGAGGGCCGCCTCGGACTCTCGTTCACGGGTGCCAAGGTTGAGCCAACCGATCTGACCGAGGCGCAAGAGTCTGTGCCGGTGCCGATCAACGACTGAGCATTGCATGACATCGCTGCATCCTGTCCTCGCCCGGCTTGCCGGGCGGCCGCTGGCGCTCGCGCCGCGCGCGCTCGACGGTCTGCTCGCCGCAAGCCAGCCGGTCCAGGCGCGGCCTGCCGCCCTGCCGTTCCTGTGCGATGCCGAACCGATGGCGCCGCGCGGCTATGCCGTGACGGAGAGCGGCGTCGCCGTCGTTCCGATGATCGGGCCGCTGGTCTCGCGCGGGGACTGGCTCTCCATGCTGCTCGGCGCGCCAAGCTATGGCGAGGTCGGAGACGTTGTTGCTGCCGCGTTCGCCAACCCAGACGCCCAGGCAGTGCTGCTCGAGGTGGATTCGCCGGGCGGCGAGATCGGCGGCCTGTTCGACCTGGTGGATCGGATCGCTGCGCTTCGCGATGCATCCGGCAAGCCATTATGGGCGGTCGCGAGCGAAAGCGCGCTGTCGGCCGCCTTCACCATCGCCAGCGTTGCCGACCGGCTCTACGTCACCCGGACCGCCGAGATCGGCTCGGTCGGCGTGGTCGCGATCCATGTGGATGAAAGCGCTGCCGACACCATGGCCGGCCTCAAATGGACGCTGATCCATGCCGGCGCCAGGAAGATCGACGGCAATCCGCACGAGCCGCTGAGCGGGTCGGCGCGCGCCGACATCCAGGATGATGTCGACGCGCTCCATGCGGAGCTGGTCGCGCTGGTTGCGCGCAACCGCGGCATGAGCGCGGACGCGGTCGGGGCGACGGAGGCTGCAATCTACCGCGGCCAACGTGCGGTCGAGGTCGGTTTCGCAGACCGGCTCGGAACCGTTGGCCAGGCGCTCGCCGAGCTCGCCGCGAGCCTCGCATCCTCGCGGCCTCGCCTGATCGAGCCGCGCCGCAGCGGCACCGCATCCCCGCAACTACCAAGGAGAACCTCTGCCATGACCACCGACACGACAACGAATGCGCCTGCCGATCCTCCGGCAGCGGCGCCCGAGTCACCCGAGACCGAGCCGGTCACGCCCGCGCAGCCGGCCCCGGTAGTCCAGCCAACGCAATCGGAACAGCTTGTTGCGGCGGCGGCTCCTCCCGCAGATGCGGCCGATCAACTGCGCGCCGAATTCGCGGAAGTTGCAGCGATCGCAGCGCAGGCGGCCCGTCTCGGTGTCACCGTCGATGCGGCCGAGGCGCTGCGGCAGGGCATCAAGCCCGACGCGCTGCGCCGCTCCGTGCTCGACACGCTCGGGGCACGTGCCGAGGCCAGTGCGGTCGTTGCGGTCGCGCCGTCGGCGGCGCCTGCCGGCGACAGCCCCATCGTGCGTCGGGCGCGCGAGCGCGCCGCGGCGGCCCGCAACTGATGACGAGGAGGTGACCCATGCCTGTGCTGACGATGGTGCCCACGCTGGGCGACCTGCTCAAGTACGAGATCAACGGCAACTACTGCCGCGAGGTCGTGACGCTCAAGGCCGGCACCAACTACGCGCTCGGCTCCGTGCTGGGCCAGATTACCGCATCCGGCAAATACCGCCTGTCGCCCAATGCCGAAGTCACCGGCGACGAGGGTGCCGAGACAGCGGTGGCGGTGCTGATCGAGGCGGTCGATGCGACCGACGGCGACAAGCCCGGGCTGATCGTCGCGCGCGGACCGGCGATCGTGTCGAAGGCCGCGCTCGTCCTCGATGACTCCGTCGACGACGAGACCAAGCGTGCGGCCAAGCACGCCCAGCTCAGCGCCGCCGGCATCGTGCCGCGCGACACCGCCTGATCCCTGATCCACTCGCATCCCTTCCGTTCAACCGGCCCCGGTGGACCGCCACCGGGGCCAATCCTTTTTGAGGAGGCCCGACTCCATGGTCGCCATCATCAATCCCTTCGACGCGGGCGGCTACTCGCTCGCCGAGATGACCCAGGCCATCAACATCCTGCCGAACGTCTATACCCGGCTCGGCGAGATGGGCCTCTTCCGCTTCGAGGGCGTGACCCAGCGCTCCGTCGTCATCGAGCAGGCGGAGGGCGTCCTCAACCTGCTGCCGACCGTGCCGCTCGGCGGCCCGGCCACCGTCGCCAACCGCGACATGCGCTCGATGCGCTCCCTCACGGTGCCCTGGATTCCGCACGACGACGTGATCACGCCGCAGGACATCCAGGGCGTGCGCGGCTTCGGCGTGGCGGATGCCGCCGACCCGCTCGCCACCGTCATGGAGCGCAAGCTCACCCGCATGCGGGTGAAGCACGCCCAGACGCGGGAGTACATGGAGGTCAATGCCCTGCGCGGCATCGTCAAGGACGGTGCCGGCACCACGCTCTACAACTATTTCACCGAGTTCGGTCTGTCGCAGCAGGCGGTCGACTTCGTGCTCGGCACCGCCGGCACCAACGTCCAGGCCAAGGTGCGCGACGTGCTGCGCAAGGTCGAGACGGAGCTCAAGGGCGAGACCATGACCGGCGTGCTGGCGCTGGTCGCGCCTGAGTTCTTCGACAAGCTGATCGGCCACGCCAAGGTCGAGGACGCCTACAAGTACTATGCCTCGACCGGGGCCCAGCCGCTGCGCGAGGACACGCGCCGGCGCTTCCCCTTCGCCGGCATCATGTTCGAGGAGTACAACGCGACCGTCACGCTCTCGACCGGCGGGACCGAGACGCTGGTCCCGGCGAGCGAGGGCATCGCGTTCCCACTCGGCACGCTCGACACCTTCGTGACCTATGGCGCGCCGGCGAACCTGATCGAGACGGTCAACACGGTCGGCCTGCCGATCTATGCGCGGCAGATCGCCCGGCCCGACGGCAGCGCCATCGAGGTCAAGACCGAGGCCTCGATCCTGCCGGTCAACAAGCGCCCGCGGCTTGCCGTGCGCATCCACACCAGCAACTGATCGAGGTTGCCTACACGTCACCTCGCTTTTGGCGCGGACGGACAAAGGTCCTGCATGTAGCAGGCGTTGCAAACAGGATCGCGGGCCTTACACCAGGCCCTCCCGATCTCCCAACTCGGCAGATCCATAATGCCCGGAAACTCGGGGTGGAGCGCCCGCGCCTTGTAAACCAGCTGTTCAACCGTAGCGTTGGACGGGCAAAGGCCAAGTCGACCGAATACGCGGCGGACATGTACGTCTGCAGAAATGTCGATCGAGTAGAAGTCGGAGAAGGGCACTTTGAAATCGCGCGCCAGGATGTTGGCCGCCATAGTTGCGATTTTCGGACCCACGCCATCGAATTGGAGAAAGCGGTGGACGACCTCCGCGCTGCTCGGGCGGTCTGCCCAGATGCGGGAGGCGTCACCCGCATACTCTTTGGAAATCCGTTGAACAGCCGCGTGAAACAGGCGGCTCATAGTGTCAGCGAAGCGGTGAAGGGGTTCTGGTTTCGACATCAGGCGGGACACCTCTTTCTGAGATAGCTTGGTGAGGGCATCCATAGAGAACCCGCCAAGTTTCTCTGAGATGCGGTGCGGGATGAGCCACGCTCTCTCGGCCTTGATCTGGCGATCCATGACGCAGGCGAGGACAAAGGCGTGTGGGTGTCTTTCCAGGTCATTCAGCAATAGGTCGGCCGCGGCGATCTTCGTGAATTCGACCATCCCTCTTGGCTTCGCGAAGAGGCTCTGCCCACGCTCGATCAGCCGCTCGCGTATGGCGTCTTCGGTCATCTGGCTCACCATTAATCAAGATTAATCAAGATTCCAGACAATGACCGTTTTTACCGCCGCGATCGACGACCTCTTCGCCGATCCAAATCTCGCGGCCGACGCGGTCTTCCTGCCCGAAGGCGAGGAGCCGATCCCGGTCCGGGTCATCGCGCGCCGTCCCGACCGCGTGCTTGAGTTCGGCGATGCGCGGCTCCATGCCGAGACGGCAGTCTTCGAGGTGCGCGTGAGCGAGGTGCCAAACCCGCGCCCTGGCGATCGCCTGGACGTGGGAGGGGAGATGTTCGTGATCCAGGGCGAGCCCATCCGCGACAGCGCCCGGCTCGTCTGGACCCTCGATGTGAGGCCGGAATGAAGCTGAAGCTCGACATCGCCCCTGACATCACCGCGATGATGGCGGCGGAGATCGCCGCAGGGAAGTGGGCGGTGACCGCGGCAGTGAGGGAGGCTGGCGCCGGGCTCAAGAGTGCCTGGCGGAGCCAGATCGTGGGCGCAGGTCTCGGCCCGCGGCTCGCCAACTCGATCCGGAGCCAAGTGTTCCCGAAGTCCGGTGAGAGCCTCAGGGCGGCGGCGCTCGTCTGGTCGAAGGCGCCAATCATCGTCGGCGCGCATGATGCGGGGCCTCTGATCCGCTCCAAGAACGGCTTCTGGCTCGCGATTCCGACCGAGGCTGCGGGCCGAGGATTGCGCGGCGGCCGCATCACGCCCGGCGAATGGGAGCGCCGCCGCGGCATGCGGCTCCGCTTCGTCCATCGCCGGACGGGACCGAGCCTGCTGGTCGCGGACCGGGCACGGATCAACACGCGCGGCCAGGCGGTTGCGTCGCGCTCGAAGACCGGACGCGGACAGGTCACGGTGCCCATCTTCCTGCTCGTGCCGCAGGTGAAGCTGCCCAAGCGGCTAGATCTCGCACGGGATGCCGCGCGCGCACACGACATGATACCGGGGCTGATCGTGGCGAACTGGGTGGAGGGGCGCATTCGATAGGCGGCGGCGATTCGCCCCCGCGCTGCCGCAGAGAGGCCAGCGGAAAGGTCCGGAGTCGACCGAAAGCGGACCTGACGCGTCGGCGCAGTCCGTCAGGCGAGTCGCTCGATTAAGCAGGAATGTACGTCAACCTAATCACGTCCTCGCCAATTAGGTCGCT